CTAAACACTCCCCATGTATAGTCCTTTGGATTCTCCATATTTCAATTCGTAAGGCCGACCACTTTCGAAATCCCACTCATCTGATGAATACTCCATCATCCATCTCGGTTCGATTACGGTATCTGATTTTAATGGAACAGATAGCTTCACTGTATCCGACATTGCTTGAGTAATCAGATCCACATGGCTACGTGTTAAGTTGGTAAAAGGCATGGAAATCTTCACCTCATCATGAATTGAAGCATTGAGCTCCCAACCTTTTGCCTTACAAATATCGAAGATCTGAATCATATTCTTTTTTAGAACGTCGGCTCCTGAACCTTGGATGACAGCATTAAAACAAGCTCTCAACATATACTCCATTTCGTTTCTTTTCTCGGCAAGTGGTTCAATCATGATTTCAATCTCTTGCAATTTCCTTTCATCGTTAGAGGTTTTGACTTTCTTCTTCTGCAACCTCGATCGATCAATATATAGACTACGAAGTTTCCCTTCTTTTTTCCTTACTTGTTGTTCCAGTAACTTGAAGTTAGGAAATCTCCTTTTACGTCCAAATAAGGTTTCAGCATATCCATTCTGTCTCATGAACTCCCGTATATCCTGAACCATCGTTGTAAATGAAACGAATGTGTTATCAAACTTATCGTAAAACATTTCAGCTACATGCTGTGACACTCCCATACCACGAGCAAAACTATGCGCCTTCTGGTCATATGACTTAGCAAGCACACCCGTCTTCATCATCCTCCGTGGTTGGAAAGTTCCTGTTGGGTCGTAAGCCTTATCCACACAGTATTTTTCGTCCAAACCAAAAACCATCATTGCCATCGTAGTATATAAATCCCGATCATCTAAGAAGATCTGACGAAGAGAATTGTCATTGTATCGTTCGTACATGATGTGGGCCATAATCCTCGGCTCAATTTGTGAGAGGTCGGCTGAAACAAATACCCATCCATCCCGGGGCTTGAACATATTTCGAACACGTATCCCATCACCACGAGAAGGGATGTTTTGAAGGTTACTCCCCTTCGGAACTTTCTCGTTACTTAGCACTAGCTTCCTTACTATCTCGTGATAGTTTTGGTCATTAATCATATGCTGGACCTCCGATTTAGCAGATCAATGGGCCTCCCTCGATATCCTGATGAACTATACCGCCCCGTAGAAGTGCCACCAGACTTCCATTCCGTATGGAATCGCCCATCTGCATCGAATGCTGTAGGAATTTTACGCACATACGTGTTCAGCAATTTCTCGTATTCGCTTATAACTCGAAGGGGCTTTAAAGCTTCTTCATCTTTGTAGTACATATTTAAAATGTCAGTAGATGTAGATCGCTTCTTTCCCCTCTTGAATCTTGAAGTTCTGTCCTCGATTCCCACAAAGTCATAGATCAAGTAAGCAATATGACGGTTATTTGTGAGTTCGAAGGAATGGATGAAGTCAGGTGCATCCTGTTCCTCCATCCGAATCTCCGCAAGTTGCTCTTTATACTTATTTATCATTTCAATTGCATTACTGTACTTCTTCAAATGTTGTTTCTTATTTCGAATGCAATCAGTTATTACAGATTCATACCGAGCTATCTGATCTAATAACTTCTTCTTTCGATTTCTCTGCTTCTGTTGCCATGCTAGAATCTTCTCGCCGTTCACGCACATCGACATTTCATAGAGAAATTCATCATCAATTTTGTACGAAGTAAATAAATCTTTCTTTGCTACATCTAACTTAGATTGGAATTCCTCTTCAAGATCCGACAAACCATCCATATCTATTTCAAAACCGCATCGGGCCATGAATACATCCACCTCTGGCAAGTAGCTATCAATCTCCGAGTAACAGTCGATTAGCCTTACTGTTTGTTTCATGGTCTCAAACTGCCATTCGAACAAAGCCCATCCATATAGAACATCCCATATGCCATAGATGCCTACTATTTCTGTATTGAACGGTGCTGGAGAGCCCTTTCCGAATAGGTCATCAAAGGTATAGACTTCTTTCTCTCCAAGACCTAAAGAGTAACCGTAACGATCTTGATAGAACTGGTCTATATGCTTTCCGTATCTTTTAAGAAGTGGTTTCAAACCATAAGAAGGAAGATGCTCTGTCATTAAGTACATCCCATCAAGTGTGTCCCATTTACATCCACGGATGGTATATCCGTCATTCTGGGCAATGTGTAAATCATACCGTGCTGATCCCATATGAAAGGTCTTTCCATGTTTCGAGCTTTTTAAATATGGGGCTATAACTTCGATAACTCTCGATCTAGTAAGTTGCTTATCACCAGATCTAAAGGCATACTTACTTGATATATCGAGATCATTACGAAGATCAACATGACCATACGGCAAGTAGTAACCTTCCTGCAACAACGGAAGCCATATACCAAATCCGATCGAGAGATCCATATAGGAGTCAACACCTGAACCTTCAAAGTCTCCTGCTGTCATGCTTTCAACTCCAAGTGCCTTAAAGCGATCTTTCCAATCGCTCATTTGTAGTCGACATTCTTCCCGAATTCGACTTATGAAAATTGATAGCTGTCGGTCTTCCGTCAGAATATGAAAATTAGCAGGCTTGTTTTCAAGTACTTCACGGATTCGTTGGCTTCGATCCTGTTGGTTTTGTTCTTTCTGGATCTTCATTCCCATTGAAAGAACTTCACCCTTGCTCATCTTTCCGTTTGACAGACGGCCTATCTTACCTTTAAAGAAGGCTTCCTTTGCAAGCTGAAATATCTCTCGTTCCTTATCCGAAAGCTTCATAATACCTATACGATCAAAAGCATCTTCAATCGTTTCTTCTGATGCCTTTTTCTTCGCCCTTGCCAAACTAGCTCGTTTTCGTTTCTCTTCTTCTCGGTCAATATTCATATTCAAAGTCAGTTTTAGATTCATAGTTATCCTCCTAAAATATAAACCCCACACACTTTAGTAAGCGCATGGGGTACGAAAAAGAGGACTAGAAACCAAGAGTTTCATCAGGTGAACTATCAGATTCGACTTCTGGAGATCCGATTCCGATTCGAGAGACATCAAATCCAAACTTACGGAGGTCTTCGATTTGTTGCTCCGTGCTATTCACTCTAAGAACCTTATCGAAAAGATTATCATCAAACTCAAATCCTTTCGTTTCTTCAAAGTTCTTACGTTGCTGTGGTGTAAGTGCATCCTCATCGTCCTCTTCGGGATCATACAGAACAATGTCTAGCGAAACCTTTCCTTCACTGGACTTAGAAATAAAGAAGGGGTATCTATCTAACTTCTTTGCCTGCTTCTTCATCAAGGTCATAATTTCTTTTCCTTGGTTTGAAGTGAAATCTAAAACAATTGGCTGTTTGCCATCTAAATTGACAGCACCCAATAAATAGCGAGTTTTGGCTTTGACAGCATATGCTCGATCTCTAACCAATTTAACTTCACTATCAGATGCACCTGATCTCTTTAGGGATTCCGCTTCCTGATACAAAGAATCACAAGCTAAATCATAGAGGTCAATCTGACCAGCTTCTTTAGTACAGGGAGTTGTGTTGAACACATTGTACACATTGTGCGCTTTATACGAAGAAACACAGTTAGGGATTAGCCGGATTGCATAGCTTTTTCCGTTTGATAGAGATCCAAGAACTTTAGAGTAATCCACCTTTTCTGTAAGTGCATCCTTAACAGCATCGCTACCTTTTTTTAAAATGTAACTCAATCATATCCGCTCCTTTTATTTAAACTACTACTCTCCGAGAGAGACTCTTATCTAAGCGCATGAACACTTCTAAAAAGGACATCTTAATTATTAGGCTACTAATCTATCTTCATATTCCCGTTGAATAAAAGCTTGGACTTCAAGTTTGAACCGTTGAATAAACTTTTTGTTCGACTCTTCTTTAGTTCCAAACCTGATACACATATCCCGAGCAACAGTCACATTAGTTGGGTAGTCCGGATCGTATAACCGTTTGAGAATAAAAATACGTCTTGAACACTTACCAAATCTATTAATAAGGGCTTGTACTATTTCTTCACCAACTATCGTCTTTTCAACATCTTCATGAGAATCAGGTATGTACATCGTGACCTTTTGTCGCACCTTCATATCTGTTTCTTCTGTAACATCATCATATGAAAATTCATTTCTAGCCAAGGATGAGCGACGTTGATAGTATTCACTAGTTGCTTGACGGAAAGCTTTGCTAACTAAGGCAGAGAAATCATACCTACCATTGTATCGCTCTGCTGCTAGAAGTAATTTTTTCTTCAACCGACGCTCATATGCTGTTTCTCCATGCTCATCTCTTGTCCGATTAAAACATAATCCATGCTGGTAATAGAGTCTCATCATGTCCTTTCGGAACACTTCAAGGATATACCACATTGGAAGAGTAAAGTTTTCTTCACGTACCTGTTTTCCTTCTCTTTTAAGCCGTTTGATATCGCTCTGGGTAGCAAATGCTAATTTGTTAATTTCTGTTGTGGTTAGTGTAGTTAGATCTTTATAGTACAATGCATCTACTATGTTATTTATCATGTGTTACCCCTTCCAGATTTTCGGTCAGGAAACACACGAGATCCCTAAATATCTTATTTCCACACAATACTAAATACATTAAAAGAACATATGTTCTTATTGCTAATAGAACAGATTATGTGATAATGTTTAAGACATAGCAAATGGACACACAAAGAGAACATACGTTCTCCGCGTGGACAGTAAGAACACATTTGTTTAATATGTACCAGAGTAAAAAATATACAGACTATTATATATCTTTCTCCAAAAAGATATTGACAGTTCTATATTGTGTACGTGGTTTCAGAGGGACCCCGTATATTTCCAATTCTATAAACAATGTACTCTCCAAATTATATTGTTTATAAAGCGCAGACTCTCCAAAGTTGCGCAGACTTCTATGGTACATCTCTTGTGTACTCCACTAGTATTTTACTGGTGGAGTATTTGCAGTTTCATTAAACTAGTCGTATAAAATCATGTAAGATTTTGATTATAACACATTACTCTTTAAATGTAAATAGTTTTTAAGGATTAAACAACTTATTTTCATTTAAATTTTGTATATAATTATATATTTTCAGCATCACTCAACGTATATCGCCATAGATTATATTCCCTGTATGTACGGGCACTAAACCCAAACCTTGATGAATAACTCTATTTTCGATGATCTTACTTAGAATATGAAATTCCTTTATTTCATTTGCATCTTTATATTCTCTAGGTATTGATGCAACATTTACCTTCAAAAAAGGACATAGACTTTTAATAGCTTGCTCTCTCATCTCTCGTCCTGCATCATCATTATCTGCCATGATAATCACCTCTTCTAGTGGGCTTTTAGTGATTAAGTCAACCTGTTCTTTTGATAATCTACTTGTTCCTAGTGCGATTGCAGAATCATTGGTTACAGACATGATATACATAGCATCGATTTCTGCCTCAACTATCACGACTATCTTGGACTTCTTCTTGTGAACCCGATCCATCCCGTATAGGAGTTTTCGAATCGGGTATCCGTTCTTCTCGTAATAAAAGATCTTTGATCCACAGTGCCGATACTTCACAGATGCAAGTCGGCCATCAGGGAAATACCAGGGTATAACAATCCGATCTCTTTTGGGATCATATCGGATGTTCATCTCTATTTCTATTTCTTTCGAAATCCCCCGACCTCTAAGGTAGTCATTAGGTTGAGTAAATCGATCTAGGAACGTTTGTGGTATCCCGATTCTTTGTTTTTGAAACCGTATTCGGGAGAAATCGACCTTTAGACGGTCCTCTTCGGTGATTTCTCGGGCATACTCGCTAAGTAGATATGCTTCTGTTTCATACTCAGTTTCTTGACGCAGATAAGCTAGTAACTTAACAAAGTTCCCACTCTTATATTCTCCTGTACCACCTGAATCTCCCCACGATCCATTGCTAAGGCTTACAAAAAATGAAGGGCTAAAATCATACCGAAATGGGGAACAGGCAATAAGTTTTTTAGTAGTCCATCTTTCTCTATGCCAATAGTACCCAGAAAGTTCCCGTTCTATATCCACATCAACTCTAGAATGTCGTACCTTCACATATGCCATCTCTCCACCACCTAGAAATTATCCAGAAATTGATTGGCTACATTTTCTCCGGTAGGAACCTCTGTAATAATTCCGAGCCCTGGTAGATAAATGAGATCAACTTCCACACCCTCTCCACCGTTACGTCCCTTGCCAAGCTGGATGATGCCTTCTCCTTGCATAGCTAGTGTGTCTACACCGATTAATAAGGTACTGTCTTCGAGAAGTTGTTTTGTCTTTTTCACTTCGGATCGTCGAGGTGGTCGGATAGAACGAGTACCCGACTCGTCCATTTCTGCCGATGTTTCTTCGGCTTGAGTAATTGCATGTATTACGGTTCTCGTCCTTCCTGCCAAATGACGTAACTTCTTCGAAGTTTGTGCCGCTGCTCCCCCCGTTGTACCATCTCCGGGTAAATAATCTAAATAATAGAATGGATCAACGAGTACCACGTCTGCCTTCGTTGTAATAATATCGTGTTCTAAAGTTCGAATTCCTCGATCCATAAAATCCTCGTCATCAATCCCTCTAACTATGATTGTTCCTGAAATACTATTGTTGAGTTTTTCTAAAAATCCCTGTAAAGCTTGTTCATCATGTAGCGAACCTAGAAGAAGATCCTTATTTCGAAATCCAGCATGTAGCACTTGTCCATTGTAATTGGTAGAAAATACTCCTTGATCAGCAGATACAATAGAAAGGATACGCGCTAGGATCTCATATACGGTCATCTCCATGCCCCAAACTAAAACGGTGGCCCCCTGTTGAGCAGCCGATACTACTTCGGAAGTCGTAACCATCGATTTTCCTCGACCTGATCGTCCGAACCATACAATAAGTGAAGAAGATGCATAACCTCCGATCTCTTGATTAATGGTGTCGAACCTACTTTTCCAAACTCGGAAACTGTCGCCATCCTTACGCCGTTGGTATTCCTGTAGAAACTTATCAACGTCTCGTTTCAAGTTGGTTCCGACACTAGTACGATTACTATGTTCGTTAAGTAGGTGATCTGCTTCCTCCCTCAACCATTCAAGAAACTTGGTTCGTTCGGAATTCGATGAACTACTAAACTTCGGAGCTACTTCTTTTTGTAGCCACTCATGGGTTCGTACCCCGAGTGAGAACTCTTTGACTTGGCTGACTAGGTACTCGTATGTATCTGATGTCGGTTCGTACAACAAACCTGTTTCCTCTACTACGGTAAGATAGTCAGGTGTTTGCCCCTTATTTCTATCAGCATAATCTTGAATGAAACGTAAAGCTTCTCTTTCAGATGTCGTGCTGAAATGATGATCTCTAAGATTAAACCGCTTAATCGCTTGTGCATCTTGTAGATCTAATATCTTGGATAATAGCTTTTCTCCTGCTCGGCTCATTTGACCACCTCCTATCGACGGAATCCCCTCTTCGATTCACCACTGAATGCAATTTCTAGACACATATCACGGGTGCGATCCCATATTTGTTTAGAGTACATACTTCCTATGTCTTGAAGAGGGATGTTTGAGGTATAGACTGTCGGTTTGATCATTGTATTTCGATAGTTAATTATGCTATGAATATCCGAAGTAAAGGCTTCTGTTGAACTCCTAAGACCAATATCATCGAACACTAAGAGATCAACATTCTTCATTGACTCTACGTTTTCGTAGTATCTACCACTTGCCCTTTCTGCAATTTCTTTCGGTACGTTTGGTCTAGTAGCTTCGCTATATAACGTTTGTAATTCATTCATGCTCATGAAATAGACAGGCCGTCTCTTCGGTTTCAGTCCTCTCTTAATGCTACCAACATACTGATACTTGAGATATTCGTTTCCAATCGCAATTGCTGTTGTCGTCTTTCCTGTTCCAGTGATGTGTGAACACAGGTAGAGTGATTTGATTCGATCCTTTTCAGGTAAAGCAGTATCAAACATTTTCTTAAATGACTCAACATATTTTTCAATGACTGCATAAGCTTCGGGTTGCGATTCTTCTACAGGTGAATTTGCCAATGTCGTATGCATGTATTGACGTGGAATGTTAGCAGCAAAGAGTCTACCACCTTCTCCAGTAGCTCCATGGATCGTGATCCAATGAGGACAAAGCACATGACATTTCCCTTTAACACCTGCTATGGTGCAGAGTGTGGAAATAATACAGTTTTGTTCGTTTGTTTTGTTGCTGTCCATGTTATACCTCCTAGAACCAATCAGTTGCTTCTTCTATAGACATCGTTTGAGTAGTTAGTTCTTCGCTTTTATCTTGATGTGCTTTCAGTACTTTAGGAAGAATACTTTCACGTTTATAAGCAAACATGAACCAAAACGAGATGCCTGGGTATTGATGACTTGGGCTATGTTGACGTATGCATTCGTCAATAAAAGTCTTTGTTATTTCGGGACCATAAGTGTCAATCATTCTGCGAATATTCTTTGCTTCCATAGGGATGCTGTTACAAACATACGGAATGCCAAATCGCTCTTCGTGTTGATCTGATAGGTATTGACGGAAGGTCGTTGCATTCCATTTTTCGATAGCCTTCTCTCTCCAAGTAATAGTCGGTTTCTTTTTCATAGATCGTCTCCTTTAATAATCTCTTCTCTAAGCGCATGAGGTATCAAAAAGAGGACATAAAAAATCGCGATGTCTAATCTTTTTTTTGACATCGCAATCTTTTATCTAGTTATGTTTAGTTATTGTTACAAGTTAGTTATTGTTAGTGTAAGGCTGAACGGTGTCGGCTTGATCTGACACGGGTGTAATTAACACGGTTAAAAGATCTCTAGACTGGACACAGGCATGATGGTATAGATCGTATTGTCGAACTTCTGATTCTTGCCCCGACGCTTAACCCTTTTAATAATCGACTGCCCTTTCCACTGGAAGTTTTCTAACCTCTTCAATCGCTCTCCCACCGTTTGTCTGGATATTCCTAGCCGTTGAGCTAATAGTGACTGTGACGGATAGCAACGTCCTTCTTCGTCCATAAAGGCTGCAATTCCACAAAGGGTCTACCATAGTTCGGGACCGAGAGAGCTAACAAGTCCGTCATGGACCGCATCAACATACATTTTAAGAAAGATCCTTGGTTTTATTTTTGCTCTCCACCGACGAGTTCGAATTCCCGTTCGGTTTGGATAGATACATAATTTTTGTTCAAATATATCCCCTCCTAACATATAAAAGCGTATTAAGAAGGACTGACGAGACAATAATTGAGATAAATAAACGAAGATTGGCGGTACATATAATGTCTTCCGATTTCAAATTAAATTTATGCGCGGGAGTAGCTGCAATTTTATTCTTGGTCACTCTCATAATCTTTTCCAAATTTCTTAGTCGCAAAGGACTAGCTATAGGAATCCTATTGCCACTTTTGATTCTATTGGGCATGGCAACTCATACAGTCATTCTTATCCCCATCGCTATTCTTGGTCAGGCATTATTTTTGCTTCCTATTGTGATCGCAATGTGGAGGAATCTAAAAGAATAGTAAGAAAAATAAACCGACCCCTAAAAGGATCGGCTTTGGCTTTTTCGTAGCTGTTCAGTATGTTCCATTTGATTTTCGATCAGTTGCGAAATCCCCAATAATATTCCTCCACCCACTGCAGATCCTATCCACCACATCAGAGCTATGGACCACACGAATTTAGATTTTGTTGTGGGGCCCAATTCCGGGAGTACTAGACTTGGTGTCACTACTGATACATTTGCCAAAATAATGCCTGCGAGAAAGCCCACTATTAACACACCGAAACCGAACCGAAAAAGTAGTTTTTGAATATTAATCCGAGTATGCATATTATTTCTCCTTTAAATCATTAATCACATAATTTTATACCTAAGTATATATAATTTTCAATATTTAATTTGGTTAACAAAAAGAGTGCTATGACCATGACTGGTTCATAACACTTTTATCATAACTGTTTAAAACTTATCAAATTTCTTTATAGGTAGTGGTTGACTTGTATCTACTACCTCTGTGATCACTTTGTTTTCGTCATTGGAAACCCGAACAGTATCACGAGACATTATATATTTGCTTTCGTTCTTGTACCGATACATGGCCGTCATTGCAAACCACTTTAGTGGTATGTCATGCTTCTTTAGAAACTCATAAAGTTCTGGATCATCTTTCATTGTAATCTCTAGCTTGATATGAATTGGTTTATCATCTACAGACATCGTAACACCCCCGATACTATGTATAAAGACTATACAAATAGTATCCCTCGGAATTTGCACTTTGGCTATCACTTACTTTAACTGCATTTGGAACACCAATCAAGTGGCTTTTTAGTGGCTCATACAAAGCTTCTACCCCACCACCCGTAAAGATAACATAGTCAAAACTATCTAATGACTCCATTCCCTTCAAACTTCCCATGATCTGTTGCGCTAATATTTCGAAGGCTTTTCGTTTCACTTCATCTACCTGTGGCTTTTCGAATATTCTTCCCCCGTATCGGATACTATCACCAGAGAGAAGTGGTTGTTCAATCTCAAGGGGTTTGAGTTGATTTGTTAGACCCAATTCAAGCAGAATCCTTTTATAGGCGTCCACCATCGAGTAATTAAGAGTGAAATACCTTAATAATGTCATCCCATCAAGAACGGCCACATCAGTAGAGCCAAACCCGACATCAACGATAAGCTTTCTCCGAGAAGTTTCGATATCATGTCCGTTTTCTGTATATGACCCGTCATCATTCACCATCAGATTGAATAACGTTCCCAATGGTTGGAGGATTATCTCAACGTCAGAAATTTCAAATCGCCGAATTCCACCATTGACTACTACTCGGTGTGATCCCAACAATGCCTGCTGTATATACCGAGATACTTGTTCGTTCTTGTAATGATTAGCAGGGACACCCGTGGTCACTTTTATTTGGTCTCCATCATCTACTAATTGAGTGATAGCTAGAATAGAAGATAATTTGTAGAAGTGATTGGAGTAACGGTCAATATCCCGAGCTGTCGAAAATACCGATTCCATCGGGTCCCCTACTGTATAAAAAGAATCTCCGTAACCAAATATAAGATCTTCGGATTTTTTCGATCTTCGTCCAAAAACTTCTTCTCCTTTCAAACGTTCCCTCACTGCATTCAGATAACATATTCTACCGATAGAACTACGCCCTTTGACATAAGAATTGGCTACTTCAAATCCTAAAACTTTTGTCTGCTTTTGTTGATAGGCATATGAGATCATCTTCTCCATACTAATTATCTCCTTTTATATACTTTAATATAAAAAAGTATATTTATCTATATTAAAAACCCGATAGTGAAACAATATCGCGGATTTTTAAATATGTAAATAGGGTAAATTGTATATTTTTTTATACTTATTTATACAAAGTGTTCTTTAGCAAAAACCACCTTGAGATATAGGATTTACACCACTAGAAATCCCATAGAAAGCCCTACGTTCTTCCATCTCTCGTTCAATAAAGGAGTCCTCTAGTGCTTGATATTTGTCGGATATCATGCCCTTCAGAGTGCCAACTAGATTCGCTCCAAAGGTTGTACGGATCTCTTTACGCTTGAACTTAGCTACTGACTTACGAATTGCCTGAACCACTTCCTGTACATGAAGCTCATAGTGTTCTCCTACATTTCTTAGAGCACCTTTAATAGACTTCCATAGAGAGATAATTTCATCAGTCTGAAAGAAAGGTTTCAACTCATATACAACATCTTGTGGAACTCCACTTGCCAAGCAGTATTTTTCTTTTTCTGTTTCGTAAATACTATCATCTGACACTTTATGTTCAGGTATATTGCTAATAGCTTTATTTATATTAGATAGATTTGTTAATGATTTATTAAAAGATTCTTTAGCCTCGAAATTAGTAGGTTCGCCCAAGGTAGGACAAGGGGTTTCGCCAATCTCTCGACCTGCATCTTCGACCTGCACACGACCTGCATTTTCGACCTGCATAGGTTCTTCCTTCGATTCTAAAGATGATATGTATTCTAGGTTAAACTGGTATATATTCGTTCCCTTTCCTCCTGCATGCATCCGGCGAGTTTCGTGAACAATGATGATCCCTTTCTCTTTCAACCCTTTGATTCCTTTACGAAAAGCCCGCTCCTTCACTTTGACATGCTTGTCCTTCAACATCGTAGGAACTGTGGCCCAACAAACACCAGGTACTTTCGTAGAGTAGCGAGAGATGGTATATAGTACATCAATCTCACATGGTAGAAGATCCGTATATTTTACTACCGTATCAACATATAAGTCCTTTGATTTTACTGAATCAAATACTTGTAGACCCAACTTGTGAATGATATGTTCGTCTAATCTAGTTGTCTTTATTTGCATACGAAAAAACCTCCTGAATAGCCCATGTAATTACCTAAGCGCAGAAGGTCGTCAAAAAAAGACATTTATTTTAAGAAAGATTTCATAGTCAACTTATTAACATACCTAAATAGGCTGTTACTGTTGACAACTTTCTCATCTCATAAATATAATACGAGTATCAAACAGAAGAAACTTTGCTAAATTGATTCTACTGTTTGTGTGCTGAATGACCTTCTGTTCCTTAGAGTGCAATCCAAGGGCAGATATTCGAACGATTCTTGCCAAAGAAACGTTCAACGAAAAGCTTGGGATGCGCCACATTCCGAGCTTTTTCGATATGATCTGAATATATCACTCTCTCAATTTACTGGTCAATTACTATTTGCTGAGGTTTTCAGACTTTGATATAATCAAAAATGTAGCCTACTGGGCGGAATATTTCCTCCATACAAGTGATGTCGTACACATGCAGTAGGCTACACCACTACATATACAAAAAAACGGACCCCATGCGAATATGCACAGGGTCCTTTCGATTTCTATTCGATAATTTTATTTTTGTCCGAATCAGGTGTTGGAACTGGATTAGGATCACGAACAATTCCGACCGCACACAGAATACCAATCACTATGTTAATAGTATCCGTGTGTTTTTGAACGGCTACAGCATCGATTGCTCCGAGGTTTACTAAAAGCCCGATCACTAACGATCCTAACAACAACAGGGTTGTTTTATTTGTTAAACGACTCAAGATATCTTTGTATGACATATGCATTTTCACCTCCCCTCGTTACTAACCGTCCTACCAAAACATGGAGCGCCAAGTTTTAACTCCGACTATTCCATCTGCCGCTAACTTACGGGCTTTCTGATAAGCGATAACCTTAGCCCTCGTTTCCCTGCCGAAAATGCCATCTACTTTGGCTCCAATTTTGTGTTGCACTCGTTTTACATCATTTCCTCTCATCATTGGAGATCGTAGACGCATATTACGACTAAAGTTTGTGTCCATATAAGACGGTTGGCTTGAAGATGTTGAAGAAGTGGAAACAGTCGAAGAAGAACCGATTGATCGCACCCATGAATCCCAATTACGAAGGATATTTCGTGGACAATTCTTTTTTGTCCAGCGACTATGGGGTACGACATTGGACAATGGAATGCTCCACTTCTTCATGAGGTGACGAACAAGTTCTTTCGCATTCTCTTGAGCTTTCGAGAAGTTACCATCTGCATTTACGCAAATTTCGATGCTAATAGAAAAGCGATTTCCTGTTCCATTAGCACCATCGGTACATGCCCAAGCTATTTCGTTATCAGGGACACTTTGCCAGATCTCGTTTTCATCGACACTATAGTGCCAGCTAGCCGTTCTATCATTCCCTCGATATTGTAAATTCGCATGAGCTTTAGCATTGGCTCCACGTCTTGTGTTATCCGTTTCATGGATCGTAATGTATTTTGGAGTACGTTTGGTTTGGGGTCTATTTCGTCTGTTACTAGATGGGATGATTTTTTGTTGAATATTGATAGATATTTCCTCCTAGTTGAAAATTGGAATTGCCAGCTTGATCCCGATGATCGCTCCGAGGATTACGATTAAAGCCCCGACGATTCGGACAAGGTTAAAAACTAAGGACCACGTATTCTGGAGAAATGTCTCCTGACGTGGCCCGAATGCTTTTACTTCTGTTTTCACTTCATCTACTGTCTTTCTGATCTCATCCATACGTCTCTCGAGCTTGTTGACTCGAAGAACTGCATCGGAAGCTTCGCTACCTACTTCACTGATCTGATTCCTTAAACTTGATAAGTCTTTCCGAATCTTTTCGTGTTCTTTCTCTACATAATCGACACGACCTAGTAGAATCTCGTTGTCTATTGTGGCGATGAAATCACCCCCTCTACATAAGAAAAAGAGAGCCTTTTTAAGCTCTCTCCACCAATTCTATGTACCCAAGAAGGATCAAAGCTGTCTTCACTTCTTGTTGCAACCTTTCGGGTACATCATCTATTTTTTTGTAGCCCCTAATAATCAGAATTACGTACACTTCGACCACGTTCGGAATCACCCCACTAGATCACTCCTTTTTTGACAAGCGATTCGTATAGTTCTGCTATAGCTTGGAGTGCAATAACACTTTCCTTTGATTGATCTACCTTTCGAAGCTCGGATTTTTTGTCTAATGATTTCAAAAGAACAAGATCCGCATTCGTACCCTTTTCGATCTCTACCATTCCGTCTAGATCAATAGATTTGATTAAACAGAAATCCATATCAAATTTTCCTAGTGATCCGTTTGTCCATGAAACATGAAAAGACCCGTCTGGATCGGCTGACCATTCGGGCGATGAAATATTATCTATTCGATCGAATACAAGGCCACTGCCCTCAAAAATGAGGAGAGTATATGTCATATGCATCCTCCTATTTCTTGTACTTGATTTCTAGAGTTGCGGAGCCATTGAAAATCATATATGGAGAGCCATCCTTTTCAAATATCGCGATACCTTTTGCATCTCCATCTTTCAAGGACTCTCCCCACGAGGTAGGAAGTGTAACCCACTTGTCGTCTCCCCATTTAAATCCTGTCGGAGATGTTGAACTTGATAGATCAGGTTCTCCTTTCGGTGGACTAGAATAGTTGTGGGTTCGAAAAGTAGGAGTATTAGAAGAAGAGTTTCCGCCCTCGGATCGACGAGATACACGTAACCGAATAGAGGTAATTTCTTTGGAAGAGGAAAGAGTAGATCGGATAGATGCGTCATTGAAGAACCAGAGTCCCATGTGGTTTCCGTAGCCATACGAACCTTGATAAACATAGGAGTTGTCCGATCTCCATCCATACTTTGTACGCCATGATTTTGAAGATGTTGAAGAAAAGGTATCTGTATATTCCTTGACTGTCTGCGGTGGTGGAGTTGGAATTTCAGTACCACCTGCACTCCCACTTGACGGAGCATTTCGGATTTCACCACTGTTTCCTGTTCGAGTAAGAACTTTTCCAACTGGGATAGTCCCGTCTATGGAAACTGTAGCACCAAAAAAAGCTCCTACAGAACAATCGGGACGTTTTTCATCATCAGATTTGTTTGATCCAAGCGAGCCACCGATTGCATCTATGACCACAATTTGAGATGCATACCCTGCCAGAATTGCATACTCTTTAGCTCCCCAAAACTCACATTTATGCAAGAAAACCATAGAGTTGTCGTTCATATGAATTCCATAAATTGCTTCATAATCTGAATACGTTTTTAAGTATTTGAAATATACATACAAGCTTCTAGAAACAAGAACAGGTGTCTTAAATTCACCAGGCTTTCGGTTGACAGTAAGGTTAAATATGTTTACTTCTGATGTACAATTAAGTACTGTTAAAGTCCCCATCAATTCAAAAGATGGTGTAAAGTCCAAACGTATAACTCCTGGGCCAAAGAAGCCATATAGCGAAAGGTCTTCTGTTGTATTTGTTCCAGAAATTTTCAGTTCGACAAAACCTTCATTGTACTTCGGTAAAGCATCGATAACTGTCTGGATCGAACGAAATGGCTTCTCTGGTGTTCCGTTCCCTGTTTCGTCGCTTCCATCAGAGCAATGGATATGGATCGTTCTGTTCTTTTTACTAGCAGAAACTACAGAAGAACTAACGACTTCGCCTGCGATGATTTTTTTTACACCTAAGTCATCCGAATTCGCATCGATAACACGATTCCCTTCACCATTTAGCACAACAATTTTGTGGTCATTAGAAACCTGTATAGATCCCGAAATATTTTCTCCTGGTAACGTGAAAGATGAAGGAAGATCCCCTTCAATGTTTAATCCCTTCGCACTGAGATCAGCAAAATAATAATAATGATCACTATCATTGATTCCATCCCTCTGTCCTGCACCCGTTATCAAAAGACTTCCAGCATCAATCGGATATTGAACGGATTTGTTCTCGAATCTCTTGACCATGCCACCAATCCAACCGCCATCTACGCCGATCCAGTAATCCCCGACATCCGGAACTTGTAGGTCTAGGTCTACTAGATTCTCTCCCTTTTTCAGAAGAACAGATCGACTAGATATTATGGAATTCGTAGCCTCTGCATAAAGAGAAATAGTTCCTAACACATTATCTGAATCACTTATTAGTATCGTAGTGCCTAAATGAATCGGTTCACTCACCCGAAGATGTATACCGTACCCTTTGACATCATTGTGGAAATCACCAGTGTCTTCGGATCGGGGGGTACGTATTCGAAAGTGGGTCCCGATACGTCTCGCAGTTTCGATGATATTCTCTATTGCTTTATTTCGTAAGTTTTGTTGTAGTTCGGATATTTTCGAAGGGATGGATATAAATTGAGGGATATGTTCACCAAGAATACAGGAGTCTTGAGTCGGATCTGTATAGGATCGAATCAGTTCAATGATCCTCGAAGAAAGGTATATTTCGGGGATTATGGCTCGGTCTATGGTATCAAGTCCGTCACCGAGTCTAACAGATTTATGGGCATAACCTGCAACGTGTTCAAGTAGAATAACATCAACCTCATAACTATATAAAGGCTTCTTTCTTCGTTCTAGCTCTTTTAATGCTTGATCTTTCAATGCTCTAGGACTCGTGGCAGTGTCAGATTCAAATACTCCGAAGAGATGTTTCCCTGAATGACTCCAACGATCTCTTGCTTCGTTATCCCCAATCCAATCGATACCATTGTTGACGGGTTGGATTGTCATTCTCTTCCCATCTTTTTCGGGACCAAGTGCGATCAGGGCGGTCACAAGCTCGGACGAGTCTTCAATTCGTCTAAGACCTTGGATGTCTCTTTCGTACTCGAACCGCTTCCCTGTACGTTTTCCACGACGGTCAATGAAGTGTACGTATCGCTTATTAATTCGGTTATTCTTCATCTCAATCGTGAAGTAAAACTCTGCTGAAAACTTTTTCTTGAGTAAATGAAGACCTTGAAGGGCTGTCTCATAGTCTTTAAATTCAATAGTCTCGGCTCCTACAAATGACACTTCCCCCTTCTCCCATTGAGATCCATTGAGTATATAGTCAAGAGCTTGTGAAGCTGTGTATCCTGAAAGTATTCTCGGTCGGATTATATCAGTTAATAATTCACTAGTAGCTGCATTTTCACAATATACCTTTTTGATATACTTTCCTTCACTTTGGTTCTCTTCAACACGTTTTATTTTGAATAGAATGATGTTGTTGTCGAAATCTCTTCTGGCAATAAAGTTCTCGGCCACTAGAAATAGAGAGTTTGGATGAGTGGAATCGGTCTCAAACTCATATGTAGAAAGAACATCATACAGGTTTTCGCGATGACGGTCGTTCCAATATGAAAGGCTTGATTGTCCACCATCCCCGAGTGTAGCTACAATTCGTTCAGTTACGTCTAGTACATAGATCATCGCAATCCCCCTTTACAACGAAAAAAAGACCATATCAGAGATACCGTCCTCGATGATATATTTTCAGTTCACATTTATCTGCTGGTTGATATGCTAGATTATTAACAACGTCTCCTTCTAGAGAGAGATATTGTGATCCCATGTTCAGCTCACTCAACCACACGGTTCCGTTTTTATAGATACTTCCTACTTCACAATCAATAACCACTTCGTCCCCTGCTTCTATGATTTCTGGAACCGCTATGGTTGTAATGGGATTAATCTTCTTTAGGGTTAGTTGAGAACAATACATAGATGGAACAACTTGATAACTACTATGTTGTCCGAAGTGAATCGCAACTCCGGATACTGGTTCATTGTAATCGTCTATATCTGGATTCACCCATCGGAATTCTACACGAGAACTCGCAACCTCAAGACCGAAAAACTTACTCAACCGAATCAGTTGCGCTCTCCATACGGGACCTATTCGTTCGATGGTGATCTTCCCGTAGAAATCCGAGTACTGACCGTACTCTTCCGTTTGAGTTTGGGCAACCGTTTTCGTTCGACCACGGACTTTTTTCTTTACATATGTGGTCTTTTTCTTGTAGGACATGCTACCTACTGTGTTTGCAAAATAGTGACCGTCATCCCTCGTCCCTGCTCTAGCTTCAATCTTCGTGGATTCGCTTCCTACCCATGCATCCATCAGAGCTAGTTTTCCGACAACCCCTCCGTTCGTATCTAATAGATAGAACTCAATCCGTCCCATCTCCATTTGGGACACAGAATAGAAACCTACGATTGCTTCAAGTCGAAAATGTTTCGCGGAGGTTGTAGACATCTTTTGCAATGCAGGACCGTGCCACTCTGATCCCTTTCCATAATCCGAAGCCACGAAAGACCAGTCATCAGGGGTAATAACTCCCCCGACACTACCCTCGTCTATGTTAGTAAAGCTTGTCCATCCCGAGGTTGAAAGCATCTCATCATCAATCAACTTTTCCTCTGGTGGTATCGTTATCTGATCTAGTCCTTCTGGGTTGCCAATATGTATATACTGGTCTTTTGTAGCTAGAGAGAAATAAGTGGAATTCTCTTTGAAATTGGCTACTATGACAGGATAGGTTTTTTCTTTTCCTTCAACTTTCACTTCAACAGGAGACGAGGTAATCACTGGAGATTCAATGAGTGGGCCATAAGAATACGGATCAGGGCAGAGGAATCGTAATGTTGAAAAACCTGTAGTACCTACTGTTTGTAAATCGGTTGATCCTGTTAGATATGCAAAATACGTCTTTGTCGGTTCCACATCAAAAATAAGCTCCTGTTCTTCATCCGAACGTAGCCAAACACCTATCTCACGAAACTTCTCCATCATCTCCGTATCCGTCTTACCCGAGATAGTTATATCAACTTGAAATTCACGCATACCAATCTCTGTACCAAAAAAATAACCGCCAGCCCTAGAGGGGACATTGACGGTTTTCTCGGTAAGAGGTGGCAGTATAGATCTTGAGATGTTGGTCACAAGAATATGAAATTCAGAGCTATGTTTACCTGCAAATTTAAAACCTCGTATACCTATCAGTATTCCCCCCTACTCCTTGATTTTTGGCGAGCGAGTCGGTCTAGTTCTTCACTTATCTTTTTGATGTCAGCTTCCTCACGAACTACCATCGAACCGATCTGAATCACTACACTTCTGACTGATTCAATCGTTGGATTACGTGTTTCTTTGAACTGATCTGCTTTTTCATAACTAAACGTCTGTATCATCCGGAAGAGATTCGCCTGTTGTGCCTGCGTCAGAACCATCTCATTACGAAGCAATCTCACATCTACCTCATCAAATTTTGGCGCGGATGTAATCGAAAAGTTAGGTGATCCGCCTGAGTGGAACTTCGGTAGCTCGTGGACAGTACCACCACTATGTCGCTTGCTATCGGGACTTCCACCGACCCATGACCAGACAACCGATACGAACTTCGTTACTCGGCTTGTCAGATCCGCTAAAAATGACTTCCTATTTTCAACTTGGGCTGTTACAGGTTTGGTCTCGCCTTTTCGAATGTCAGAGATAATCTTTTGAAGAGTGTATCTTGGATCTGTTATATCAACGGGCTTCGTTGCCTGTTTTGATGCATTCATGTGCAAGGCATCAGCAGTTTGCTTCCCAGTACCACCGGGATCGACTGTTACACTTTTTGACGTGGGCTTCCCGAGAATACGGTTTAGATCTTCTGCTGAGACTCCTGCGGCCGCCAGTGCTTGCCTTAGATCTGCTTGACTTGCGATTAGATCCCGAACTTTTTGACGTGCCGCTTCCTGCTTTTCCAACTGAGTTTGAAGAAGGGAGATAGCTTCACGTTCTTTGTCATTGCGAACTCCATCAGCATCAGCAAGTCGAATTGTCTCACTCAAAAGAGATTGAGTTTTGCTGATTGCTTCATCAATCTGCCGAGTTCCTTCGCCACGTTGATATGATATACCGACTTCTGCCATCTCAAGAGCGATCATTTTATCGTACAGAGATTGAGCAGCAGTGACTTGTTTCCAAAGTTCGTCAGTTACATTCTTTTCGGCTTCACGTTTTTGGGCAGCTAGGGCTAGTCGATCATCCGCATTTCCTAATACTGCTTGTTGAGCAGCCAACTGTTCTTCAATTGCCGATATCTCTTCGGAATTTCCACGTTTTCGAGCTTCCGCCAATTCTGCTTCTTTTACTTTTATGGCATCCAGCGCTTCTGTTCTTCGTTGACGCCAGTAATCTGCTTGTTGATTTAACTCTTTCATCCTTGCGACAGACTCACCAAGATCTTTTGCAATGCTTGAGGACTTGGAATCCGCCTTGTCTTTTTGGATCATTAATTCTTGGCGAACTGCTTCCCTTTGTTCCGCATTATATTTCTTCATCTCATCCGTGGTCTTAGCCCATTGATTACCAAGAGACGAAACAGCCGTTTCAGTAGATGGGATCTTTGATAACAAGTCACTATTCAATTTGATAAGCTCATTAAACTCTTCATTAGTGAGTCCGGATTTCTTCCTTAGACCATCCATCTCTTCTTGCAAGGCTTTAATTACTTGCGAGTCGGTTTCAGCATTTAACTGTGCCTGTATGTCAAGGAATCGAAGCATCTCATCATTAGACAGCTTATTCTTTGTCCGAAGTGCATCGAAACGGTCGATCTGGGTCTTAGTTGAGTCTGCTACTTTCTGGAGAGATTCAGCACGGGTTAAATCTACCTTCGCCGCTTCTTCCATAGCATCGGAAGCTCCCCACACGGCTCCTGCAAGCGCTCCTAATCCTAGTAACAACCAACCCTGCGGACCCATTGCTAGTTGCATAGCTCTTACTCCAGTACCAACTAGTCGAAAGGCTGATGCTAAGGTTGTAAGTGCAACTGCTCCTGCGGCAACTTTCAAACCGAATTCAATCATGGCCGGATTCAATTCTCCAATCCAATTCAAGAGATCCGTTCCAGCACTCAAAAGCTTCCGGATTTCTGGAAGGAACTGAGTTCCTAATTTAATTCCGACAGCTTCCAAAGCCGATAGAAATTGATCCCATGCACCAACCGTCGTGTCCTTCACTGTCTTCGAGAAAGCGGCTGCTGCTCCATTTGCATTTTCGAGTCTATTCGAAAAGTCGTCGATTGCCTTCCCTCCAGCTTTCATAAGGGAAGTAATGGCTGTAGCTGACTCGGTACCGAAGATTGTTGCGATCTTATCGAGTTTTTGAGAATCGGTTAGATGCTTCATCCGATCATTAAGGTGATCTATAATCTCCGGTAAGGGTTTCATCTTCCCCTGTGCATCCGTAAACTGTAGCCCTAATTCTGCCATGACTTTTTTTACTTCTCGGGTTGGTGAAGCAAGACGGATCAAAGCCATTCGCATAGCTGTCCCTGCCATGCTCCCTTTGATTCCGTTGTTGCTGAGTAAGGCAATCGCGGCGGCGACATCTTCAAAATCCATCTTGACCGAACTAGCCACGGGACCCACATATTTCATTGCTTCGGCTAAATCCGGCAACTCTGTGTTTGCATCATTCATGGCCTGAACCAGAACATCGACTGCTTTTCCCGAATCCTTAGCTGTGAACCCAAAACCTGACATGATCGAAGTCAAGTAGTCAGCGGATGTGGCTAGATCAAGTTGCGAAGCTCCAGCAAGATTAAGTAAAGCAGGCATTGTTCCTATAATCTCGTTGGTCTTAAATCCAGCACTTGCAAGTAGGCTCATACCTTGTGCCGCCTGCGAAGCACTAAAACTTGTTGTAGCCCCTAGTCGTTGAGCTTCGGCAGTTAGTGAAGCAAATTCCTCTTCTGTTGCTCCAGAGATCGCCTTGACCCTAGCCATCTCTTGCTCAAATCGTGCAGCAACAACAACGGAAGCTCCGACAATACCTATGATTCCTGCACCAACAGCAAGCATTGATTCTTGTACCATATGCCCTGATTTTCGAACATTCATAGCATCACGAGACAGACCTGACATGTCTTGGCGAGCCTGTGCCATCCCCCGACGAAACTGGGAGTTTTCCAGAATCAGACGAGCCCGAACCGTACCAGCATTAAAACCACTCATTTGATCCCCTCCCTTTTCATCAGATCATTTCTCGAAGCTGTTCAAACCGATCACGGTCAAACTTCTGTTTTTCCTGCATTCCAGCTTCTGTGGATAAGCTGTGGACGAATTTCTTAAAGTCTTGTTCTTCCATCTGTTTAGAGTGAATTATTGTAAGTAAATTTAGTCGACTTCGAGCTTCCTTCTTCCGTTTCTGTTTCATCAGATCGAAAAGATCGACCATATAGTATTCTTCTTCGAGAACCTTTTGAGAAACACCAAGTTCGACTGAAAGGTTTATAAGCATTTGATCAATAGTTAAGCCCTCTACTCGTTCGAATCTTTCGGAATCGGTAGAAGGCTTTTGATGTTTTTTGCTGTTGAAACAAGGTTGTTCTTCTCAACCATCCTTCGGAAGTATTCAATAATCTCGTCTAGTCCAACATGATCCTCTAGATATGTCTTTTCAATACCTGTCAGCTTCGAAGTAACCTCGATAACTTCATCCATCCCAAACTCTAAGGCCGAGAGGAAATAGGTCACAAACTGATCGGGTGGTACTTGAACAAGTTTGATAATTATGTTGGGAAGAATGTCTACAACACCAAAAAGTTCACGCCACTTCTTCGGTGTGATCTTTTCGATTCGAACTCGCCTATCTCCGAGCTTCAATTCATTCTCTCGTTTGATCGAAAACATATAGATCCCCTCTCAAAGTTTGTGGGGTTCACTCCTCAAATTTGAGGAGTCAGATTATGCTCCATTCGACACACTGGAGTCGCCCATAATAAACAATAGACCTTCTGAGTCTGGATATGCTTGGAAGGTGATTTTTGCAATCCGTTCATTATCGTTATCATAGGTATATTCAATATCCGCGGTAGGTCCTGCCAGTGGGATCGTAATGTAGTCGTTCGGTGTCGTCCCAGGTGCGGTTGGTTTGATAATCAACTGGTCAGCAATTGACAACATATCGAAACCCGAATTCGCTTTTACGTTTAGTCGAAGTTTTCCATCCGACTGAGTGAAAGCTGAGTTCGGCATGACCTTTGAAATCTTCTCTAAGTCTTGAATAACAAAAGGAACCGTTACCGTGGCATTTCGTCCTTTCATAATCGTTTTCACTGGGGTTTCTCCATACTGATCGACTTTGATCTCTTGGATAGATGTGGACATCTGAAATTGAATTCCGCCCTTGGTAACGTCAAATACGGTAGTATTTGTCTTTCCGAACTCGACAATTGCAGGGCCAATCGACACGTTAATCGTTGTATTAGCCATTTTTAACCTCCCTTGAAATAGAAAAGGAGCCTATGGACGAACCACCATTCCGAAGTTCAAAGAGAAGATCGGACGGTTCGCTTCATCGGTTCCTAAAAAAATAGGAGAACTACTTTCTGACCGTATTACTACGACAGAAGAGTCTCCTATGGTCTGATTTGTTTTGTTTGATAGTACTTTATATAGTTGATAAGCTCTATCTTCTGTTTCTTTTAATGCATTTGGCTTCCCTCGAATCAACAACTGGAAACTTGGATATTGGACTCTTGTGTATTGGTCTTCGGGCATCCCTGAATGAATGGATACTACACAACATTCATCTTCACTAGTCGTCGGAAAGAGGAATGGATAGTACACGAAGTTCGCAAACGATTTAAGATATCTAATTAGATCTTGTATTCGAATTAACCATCCACTCCCTTCTCTAGTGCTTCTTGAAACCACTTTACATACTTAGGAGACTCACCCTGTAGTGGACGAGTTAAATATTTTCTTCCTACAACATAACCATCCGTTCCGGGAGATGCCTGAGACCGTGGACCAAGCCCAGTCATATACTCGTGCGTCCAGATTGCATAATCGAATCTCCCATAATTCGGAGATTGTTCTACAGCTTGATAGGACACTTCGCCTTGAATTCCATCTGCCGATTGCTTCACTTGTCGATCAGATGATTTTCTAAGAATTCCTTTGTCGATAGGTGCGATACTGGATGAGATTCGAACTAGATCGTCTACAGCATCGTTCATAGCATCAATCAGTTCTTCAAGTACTTGCTCGTCAATCTTTCTCATCTTTAACTGAAACTCATGATCGTCTACTTCCAACTTCATAGAAATACCTCCGTCAGTACGGGCTTACCTACATAGTCTCTTTTCACATTTACTCTTTTAGGAGCACGTTTGATAGTGATTCCTATCTCGTTGGTGTATTCGATCTCATCGTCATATCGAATATCTGCAAGTTTGTCGAGTAAAACCTTTAGGCTACTGACAACCACTTTTCCACCTGTATCCTCAACTACAAATGAACCTTCATCCGCCCGACACCTAATCGAAAATGGTTCAATAGGGATCGGATTACCCCACTCGTCCAGCTTTCCACTTGATCGGCTGACTTTAATGATCTGACGTAAAGGTATAATCGCCATTACATGACCACCACTTTTACATTACGTGAGCCTAGTTCGATTCCATTCGCTTCTCCGACAAGGCTTCTAACTTCTTGAGTAATGAAATCCTCTAGGGACAAGCCTGCTGCATTTCTCACGTTGTTTTCCTTAAAAGTAAAACTACCAACACCTGTAATAGCAAAGCCTGCGACTCCTTGATTTTGGAGCTTGTTCGTATCATTAAACACAGTGGCGAGAGTAGAAGCAAGTTCAAAGATGGCCGGATCTGGAATCTGATACCTCGGGTATTTTCGTGTGAGTGTTCGATGTGACACGTTTAGGATTCGTTGCTTTTTCTCTGGTTCTGCTTCGACCCAGTCAGTGTTGTCGATCACGTTCGTAGAGATGTACTGATCCGCTTCTTGAATTGTAGCCACTACAGTCTCACCTCTGTTTAATAGATTAAAAAAATCTTGCAATAAAATTGAAATACCCTTATGATTCTTATAATAAGTTAATCACCTAATAGGAATTGGACGTTTCTATTAGAATAAAAAACGAGTGTCTAGTAAATCTAGTGCTCGTTTTTTATATTTATAAAGTCCTACTTAGTGGAGCTTTTTCGTCGTGTCCGAGTAGCCGATGTCTCCCCCTCAGATTCTCTATCTACTCGGGTTACATGTGCCAAACTTGATAGTGCTTGAATCTCATCTTTATTCTTCGTAACATACCTACCTCTTGAAAAGTACCGAGGTTCATCTCCTACAAAAAACGTTAGTTCGGAATACATACTCTCAAACTCTGCCATAAAACTCTCCTTTCCAATAAAAAAGATGAGGTAACAAAAAGTTACCCCACCTCACTATTTCAATCCTACGATACGTGAATGAGCTTTCTCTTGGAAAAACTCTAGAGTATACTCTCCTACAAGCATTCCTGCAAGACGGTCCCCCACTTTGCCTAACAATTCATGCGCAAACTCACGGCCCTGTAGTGGTCTGATTTTGATCCGGTTGGCATCGAGTACCATAAGCTCATCCGGTGCAAGGTTGTTGTTCAAAACAATTTCAGCAGCACCGAAATCAGAAATCCAATGATCGACTACTTGACCACGAGTGTTCTCTTGACGAGTAAGACGAATCTTATCTCGGTCAAAGTTAGAGAGACCTGTTTTCTGTCTAGCACCGACCATGATTACATATCGACCGCCAGATTCCATACCACCAGATTCGTAGATCTTTCGGAACGACTCAGTTAACACGGAATCATAGGTAATAGTACCTGTACCAACTGTCGAACCGTCGACGATGTTAGTCTCAACAAACGAACGAATACCCCGCATAAGACGTTTCGTACCGTTCTCATATTTCAAGCCGTTGATAATCGCTTTCTCTAAATGTAGAGCCAACTCTAACAACTTCTTTTGCTTTTCGGACTCATACAGGTTGTCGATCCCATACTGATTGATCGCTAGTGTCGTACCCGTGATTTCTACGGTGTCATCGAAGATCTGTGTGATATTGGACACACGTTTTCTCGGCTTATAGCGAGCTTGACGTGCATCGCGGCCCTCGTCACCTTCCACGAACATGACTTCTATTTTTGAACCGTCTGTGATCGCAATAGCGGCTGTTCCTGCATAGCTACGAACGACTGAAATAGTCTTATTTGCTACGTCGACAGATGTAACAAGCATCAACTCTTGACCAACCTTGACTACGTGACCAGTACGAAAAGGTTCAACGTCTACTACAACAATCGAAGTATCTTCGGCTGTCCGCGCACCCATTACTGTAGATTCGTCTCCAAAAAGTTCGTCTTCAAACCAGTTATGCTCAACGTTTCCAATAGGGGAGGCGAATCCTACTAAATTTAGCATTGGTGTCTGATGAGGATTCAACAAAAGAAGCTCATCAACCACCGATTCTCTTTTACCGATCAGATCGGTAGAAAAAACTTTACCAAATGACATTTACATGATCATTCCTTTCAAATTTGGTCAAACAAAAAAGACCTCTATGGTCTCCACTATCTTCCTAACTCTCGTTTTAAGGTTGCATAAGCAACACGGTCTTCTAGGCGGCCTGAACTCCTTGCTGTTTCAAAGGCTGCCTTCAAAAGATCTTCATTCGTTTTTTTATCATGTTTGTCTAGCTCATGATTTGATGGTCCTCCGATCGGTTTTTGTTTTGGTTTCGAAGCCATGAGGAACGGCTTTTCTTCAACTAACTTACTAACGATTTCATCAATCCCTCGAATTTCATCTCCCTCTACACTTACAGAAGAAAGATCTGCTAAAAGATAGGCATCTGTAACAAACTCAATCCCTGCTTGATGGGCTTTCTCTCGGAAAGTCATTTGAACTCGCTGCTTTCGAGCCTGCTCCTGAATTGATTCAAGTTCTTTTTGCAGAGAAGAAACCACTTCATCTTTTTCACCTAGATTTTTCTTCAACCGATCTAGTTCGGTCATTTCCGCTTCTTCCTGCATCTTTCTTTCGTCAATAAGCTTTTCAAGTTGAGATTTGAGATCATTATAATCGGAATATTTTTCTTTAACTTTGTTTACTCTGTTACGAACAATCTCGTTGACTTCATCCTCCCTCAGAGTTTTAATTTTCTTCTCTGACTGTACGTCTGATTCCTGAATTTCGTTTTGATCCATATAAACAATTCTCCTTTTACCGTCAGTTGACGTTATGTCCTCATGTGTTAGATGCCCATGAGTAGGCAATAAAAAATCGCTAGAAATTCCAAGACTCTAGCGATTATAATTATCTGTGTTATGCATAAATAGTGACGTAACTAACCCATCATCCATAAGCGAGGAATACACTTTGAGCAAAAAAAATCGAGCTATCTTTCAAATCTCATCGATCTTTCTGTTGATTCCTACCATCATGATTACAGGTAATACATTATTGAAGGACTATCCTCCACACGACCGACCCGATTGGGTCTGGATATTATTCATCCTTCTCCTAGCAATTACAAGCTTGGTCTGCTTGGACACCTACTTAGTTGCAAGACGTGATCCTGTTGCCAAGAAGATGTCTTCTACAACCTTTAGTTTGCTTATGTCCTTTGGCTTCGCAGTAGCTACTTTCGTAATGCTCTATCAATGGCAGGTAGTCTATTCAAGTGGAAATTATTAAAAAAACTACTAGTGGAACGGCTCCCATCCTATTAAGGAAACAACATGATAAAAAGAGAAAGGAGGACTATTTTTATGAATATTCACATAAGAGGTTCGGATGCGCAAGACTTAGATGCCCTTTATCATACGGAAATCTCAGCAACAACTTTATATCATCAATCAGGATTTGATATGAAGGATGTTACAGCTCGGACATTGCAAGATCTAGAACAGTTACTCAAGGAAACTACGGTTCTTGTTGCTGAAAACGATGAAGGCAATGTCATGGGATATATCAGCTATTTTCAAAATGGACCTTATCTTCATCTTGAAGAAGTAGGGGTATCCACTCTTTATCAGAGAAAGGGGGTTGGTCAAACCCTTCTCTCCACTTACATTGAATCAGGTAATAAAAATGGTATTCTGGGGTACACACTTACGACATTTAAGAATGCATTTTGGTCGATTGAATTATATAAGAAATTAGGTTTTGAAGAGTTGGGGTATATGAATGATGATTTTGATACTGATGTATTGAAAGAAATCATCCAACGTGATATACAAGCAGGCTTAGATATGAATCAACGTGTATTGATGATCAAACTTAAAAAATAAACGAGTTAATAAAAGGTGATTATCACAGCATTCGTTCTCTTATTGAGCGGATGCTTTTATTCATCTATAATCGGATTCCGTTTCCCTGAATCAACTGCTATCACCCCTCGCTTACTCTGTTTCTCCGCAATTTGTCGTACACCTTCGGATAATCGTTCGATCTTCGAAAAGGTGGTAAAGTGATGAACACAGCGGGGATGGAAGATCTGATTAGATGCTTTCAAATCTTCATATGTGGGGTAATCTCCAGGAGCTTCGGGGGTTAATTTGATGATCCTTCCGATATGGAATCTACATGCATCTTTCGCAGGACCACCAGAAATAATGCCATAGTAAGCTTCTCTAGCCATAGCTTCATTGGTCTTTGCTATCCGATACATCTCGGAATACTTCGTCCTAGTCAGCATATCAACGTAGTCTTCGGGCTTCCATCGACGACCACCAGCATCTATGATTCCTGTTTTAACTGAGTCCGATAACTCTTTTCGTAATCGTTGTAAGATCATCCGACTCTGTGTATCTTGACCGTTGATGCCTCGTGCCATGTTATTTCTCATGACTTCTCCTGAAACTTTACGCATGGTGTTCCTGACTCGTTGTCTGACGTTCCTTGAGACTTCCAGTACGTCTGTAGAGGTATCTGAAACAAATAGATCAACCATACTCTTATTCGTTCTGTTAAAGGTAGCGACTCGCAATGCTTCCTTAAACGAACTAGAAGCTCCTAACTCAACTAATACAGATGCCACACCTTGTCGGGCTACTGCTGGTATGGTAGTAGAAACCCAATTTATAACAAACTGATCAAGATCATTTAGGATCTCTTCTATTTTTTTCATAGCCGCAATTAAACTGGATCGCTGAAAATCAATCAAATCGACACGATGCAGTTCCAGTTTTATATTCCAATAGGCCCTTTTATATACACCCATCAAACGTTCCACATCACGATCAAAGTTAGGTTCGGGAACTTGTCGTCCTTCAATCGTCAGATACTTTGCCATCTACCTCTGACCCCCTATCGTCTGTAACATGCGAGGTCTCTTCATTAAACACAGTCGATTGAACAGTGAGAGCTTCTTCCTCTTCGTCTTTAATCCTGGAGATTATTTCTTCTGCTGCGGAATCATCTATACTATCCAATTGCTTGATAGCTGAAAGAACATCAATAGTAGCCTTAGCACCTGTACGAATTTGCATGACCTCAGCCATCTCTTTCTCATCTTTCGGAAGCCCATCATTCCAACGTATTTTTGGCAGTGTTGCTTCGACCGACTGAAATCCGCCCATCTCGACATTCCCTCGATTAGCTAATTGCAAAGCATCTCGTAAGGCAGATCGGAAAGCATAATCTACATGGTCTCGTATCCGTTGCACCTTCGATAGAATCGGCATGAATCTAGCTTTGATACTAGATTGATCTGTATGACTTGTCCCTGTCCCCCCTGTATGGCTTACAGTTTGTCCAAAAAGCCACTGAGGTGTCTCAGCTACTTGATAGATCATTGAAAGAAGTAATTCAAGTTCTCGGAAAGCACCTTCAAGCTGACTATTCCACACCATGTAGGCTGGAGGTATCTCATCTTTCCTTACAGGTATATAGATGCCACCAGAAGACATTTCTTTTGAATCGGCTAGATCAGGACCATACATGTTCGGATCGGAATGCTTATATAGGATGTAGTCAATCTGGACAAGTCTATCGTTCACCCCTGCAACGAGATCTTCGATCATCTCAACAGTTCCACGACCTTCCCAGTTTTCATCAGTAGTTTGATGTGGAACATGGTAGATGAGGATATGGGGGATACTTGTCTCAACAAGATCTTCTTCTCTACCCGTTGGAATCTTCTCTTCAATCGTATAGGTAGTGATACCAATACCGTATTGAGTCGAATATCCTTCGGGTCCGTTCGAAGATAACCTGAACCGACTATACTCAATGAAACCGGGTATATGTCGTTCCACATTCAGGATCGGTATCTCTGTTTTCCCCTTCGAAATCCATTCGATATAGGCGATATTTACGGCTTTGAATCGCTTTCGGCTTCCTCTTGCCAATTCTGGAAAGACTGTACTTGGGTCTTGGGCTGAGATTATAGGCTCCATTTTGATCGAACTAGGAACGTAGGGAAGTTCGGAAACATCATCTCTATAGTCAAAATAAGCCTTGATAAAAGAATCACCACGATATCCAGAACCAGCAGTAATCTCTCGACCAAGTAAGTTTAGTCGGTTTCGTTCTACAATTGAATTCAATATCTCTTGCTCATTAGAATTGGAATCCTTACTAACTTCGTAGATCGGTGGATTACCAAACATGAGGTCGCTAGGTTTCGAAGTTAGAATACCGAGCATGTTACAGGCCATATACAACGTGTTTAATTGTTGCTTTTTCAAGTGGTTCTGATATATAGAAGAAGCTCGATCTAAAACTTCCCAGTGCTTTCCTTCGAACAGCTTTCGCATCCTCTTGTATTTGGCAAGCCGTTCGAGGTGGTCTTCCGGAGGGAACATCTTCCCGACTTCGAAAAGGCGACTTGAAGCGGATGTATGGTCAAATTCGTAATTCGGTTCGTCAAATAGTGGTATGTTTTATTCCCTCCTTCGCTCCTCAAATTTGAGGTATGTACTTTCAAATTCTCTTCTCAATACTATAGATGACTACTAGCCGTTTTTTTGTACTCACAACCAATATGGCTTTAAGACGACCTTCTTCCTCTCTCGTGCTACATTCTCCACAGCTAATTGCAGGGCATCAATGGAATCCACATAGTCCCCTTGAGGATACATTTCCATTTGTTCGATCAGAGTTCGGTGGTTGTCGTTGAGTACTAGAGTTCGATTCGAACAGTACGGCTCAAGTGATTCGATCCTTTGTTCCTTTGAAGACTTATGCGACTTAACATCTTGAATACGAGTAGAATACAAGCCTTCAACCCTAGACCTCTCCATCAATTGCCTATAGAATTCGTGCTGTGCATTGATTGTCTCAACCGAGATAACATGATGATTGAACTGCCGTATCTTCTGAATAATCGTCTCCATGAAGGCATGGGGTTGCTCCTTGGAACTGTATTCATCTAAGACAAATATGTAACCCGAAGATTCATGTCTTCCTACAGTAAGAAAGGCATTGTAACAGCCCCTTGAGCTTTTCCCCATAGCGATATCCCACGCTCCAGAGATAGTCATGTCATTCAGTCGATATTCTACACCTTCAAACATCACTACTCGCTCACCAAACTCGTTCGTTTTATATCGATAATAGGCAAACTGATCCGGTTTAAAAAACTGCTCATCCTCTGAAAAGGCTCTATTCCGATACTCCGAGTTGAAGGATCGAGTTCCCATGTTTGCCTTTGCATGCATCAAATCCCTATAGTCCCATCGCCATCCCCATGCGGTTTCGACCCCTGATTCTAGTTGCTTGTGATGCTGATTGTAGAATTCGTCTACTTCTTCCATTTCTTCCGACCGTTTATACACTTGAAGGTATTCGTCCCATAGATCAGGGAAGTCAGGTTCTCGTTTAATGGCATCATGAAATGACTTCTTGAAGTCCTTCCGCTTCAACGTGTGGGACAATAACCCAGTCGAAGTGACCATAGTTCCAACAAGAACGAATGCTGTAGACTTTGAACCAATAGGCATAACAACAGAGTTAAACCATTCAACTAGCTTCTCACGGGCTTCTTTCGTGCCTTCGTTATTGATGGAAGAAGGATCGTCGATCAATACTAGGGATGGACGGTGCGCACCATGCCTTTTACCACGAAGCTGTTTCCCTGCGGAAGATGCTTCTACCAAGCAATTAGTTGATGTAATAAAAGCTTCTTCGTTATCTTTTTCATTCTTCGTATTTGCCACGTTTAGTAACTCTCCAAAATCTTGACGTAGCTTCTCGTTGAACTTCAACTGCTTATTACTCCATGATACGAGTTTCTTCGAGAGAGAATCGGTTTCAGAAATGATGAGTATGTAGGGGCGCTTTCTGTAGACAATCTGATGTAGGGGGAAACAGTTCGTGAACATCCCCGACTTTGAATGTCCACGGGGTGCAGCAATAGCTAAACGAGCGGACGGATCAGTATGATCAACATAATCACAGAGGTCGAAAAACTCTCGATGGATAGGGGCTAATTCTTCAAGTGGTTGGTGTGAAGTACCGTCATCACTGTTTCGAATGATGTTATCTTCGTTAAGTGGGTTGTCCTGGTCTGATAGATATTCGTAAGCAAAGTAGGCTGTGTCGTACTCGGCTCGGTGAATCCGTGTAAGCCTTTCAAGCTCCTGTTTGTCATCCAACATCATGTCGACATGATGATCGGTAGCTTGTCCATTTTGGTAGATGTCACGTAGCTTTCTAAGTCGATCCGTAACGAGTTGAATTCGCTCTTCTCGCTCTTGTCTATTTAGCCACTCACCGTTTATATATGTCACTCAAATCCCCCCTCTCTACTTAGGTTCAGTCTTCTTTTCTTCTAACATCGAATCGAGTTCTTCTAATTCCTTCTGAATCGCTTCATTACTACGTTTTTCGCTACTTCCATGATCTTCTGTCACTTGCTTATCTGTCAGAAGAGCAAACCTTCTCATAAAGATATCGATACCTTTAATGGACGGCTGTGAACCCATGATAGTTCGTAATAATTGCTTGTATACAAGGGGGCGCATCGATGAAAGTATATCATCTGCTAAGAGGTTCTTATATTCGATAAAGGCTCGATTTTGTGTTCTCCACTTGTAGAGACCCATTCGGGTTATACCGACTTCTTCGGCTATCTCTTCATAGGTCTTCTTGTTTTCCGTTTCAAGTTCGTTTTCAACGAGAAGAATGGCTGCTCTCCGTTGTTGGGCGGTTAGTTTCGCTTCTAGTTGTTTTCTGTTCATTTTCGTCCTCCTTTCCGAGAGTTATGGTTGACGCTGGAATTCTCACTCGATACTATATACACAACAAATCGCAGTAGGAGTAGATTACATGGCTCGTGTTGAAGCATTTAAGACTAAAAAGGATCTTGAGAAAATGAAAAAAGAACTTGAGAAGGTTGATCCCAAGTTCCGTTTGCTATTCGTGTTTGGATTGAATTCAGCTCTGCGAATTTCAGATATAGTAGGATTAAAAGTCAAGGATGTTATGAAGAACGGACAGCCTAGAAAGAGAGTCAGTCTTCGAGAAGAAAAGACAGATAAAATTAAAGAATTCCCATTAAACAAAAGCATCATTCGTGAGCTAAAGTACTTCAAAAATGTAGATCCAGAAGAATATCTCTTCCCTTCTCAAAAAGGCGGACATTTCTGTACACGATATGCTTCTCGTACTATCAAGAAAGTGGCAAAGCAAATTGGAATCGAAGGAAACTTTGGAAGTCATAGTATGAGAAAGAGCTTCGGATATACGCAACTCAAGAATGGCACACCGTTAGCAATTATTATGCAGTTATTAAATCATTCATCAGAAAAAGATACCTTGAGGTATGTGGGTATCACACAAGAAGTTTTAGATGATGCATATTTAAAAGTCCAATTATAAGTAAGCAATAAAATAAAACTACCTGCCCGGGCGGCCGTTCCGGGAACTCTGGTAACTACCAAACTGGTAGCGCGTGGAGTACCTTTCCCACCTCAAGTAGTTTATAAAAATAAAAATAGGGATGTCCTTTCGAAAAGAAATCCCTGTTGAAGTATCTTTCAACATCCCTATTCTCTTTGAGACATGGTTTCGAGGGATTCGACGTGGTTTGATTCCCTCCCTCGTACTGAGGACGTACCACCTTCTCCGACTCTACTCACAACCACGCAAGCTATTCGGTCTCTCGGCCGTCTCGACGCCCCGTCCCGTATAGGGAACTATAGACTTACATTATACCCCATATAAAACAGATAAAACCACAAATATAAAATCCAAGTCTATGCTACCTTTTTCACTTCTTCTATAGCTCCTAACTGCTCCGCTAAAGCTCTTCCTAGATACCAAGCTACCTTTGAGGCTACACCGTTCCCTACGATCTTATATTGAGCCGACAAACTCAACTCTTCGGGTATTACATACCAGTCAGGAACCGATTGAATCCGAAGACACTCCCTAACGGTAAAACGTCGTGGGGATTGTGTAGGATGTATCGGTTGACCTACATTCTGATGTGCCGTAATCGTAACACTTCGATCATCCATAGGTGCTTGGCGATTAGCTGAATTAAACTTGTAGGAATCTCTCTTAGGAAAGTAATAGGATTTTTCATTATGGTTGGATGGAGGATCGGAAGGTTCGTCGGGATGGACGAATTTGGGGCCTTGTGCGGAGATCGTATTCGAAGGATTCTTCCAGTCCATCTTGAGGTTGTTGTTCTTGTATGAAGGGGAGTACTTACGACCATCGTATTGGTCGTGGTTCTGTATATCAATGGTCTGACAATTGTACTGGGTCGTAATAGAAGGGCTAGGCTTGTCCATTGAAGCTTTATGTTGGGCTTTTTTTACGTTGGATGGTTTAAGGAGGTTGTGGTTCAGAGGGGTTGGTTCGGGGGTTAAATCGAGGATGTCGTCTCCTTTGGTGCGGACTGTTTTCGCAGGGGAATCGATAGAAGTGTTATAACCTATATTGTAGTCCTTGGCATGTTTGTACACAGCCTTAGTAAGTGGATTAGGTAGGTTGTTCGGATCTGGGAGATCGCCTATCACATCTCGAAGAACTTGGGTTCGATAGTCTTTCGGATCAGGTTCGGGAAACTTGAAGGTGAATCCGAGATCCTTTCGAATTCCCACGATGAATACTCGCTCTCTCTTTTGGGCTACTCCATAATCCCAACTATTGATTAGCTCCCATGATACGTTGTAGCCAATGTCATCGAATTTCTCCATGAGGGCATCAAAAGTTCGGATGTGTTTCTTCGAAATAAGTCCTTTTACATTTTCGAAGATAAAGGCTTTCGGTTGTTTTCGTTGGATGATGTCTAGGTACGTGTAGACGAGCTTTCCACGATCTCCGTCTTCTCCTAGCCCCTTCCCTGCCATTGAGAAGTCTTGACATGGTGGGCCACCTGCAATGATGTCTGTATCGGGTATTTCATCAGGATCAATCTCCGTAATGTCTCCACATACGATATGATCTCCGAGGTTATGAGCATAGGATTGACTAGCTCGCTTGTCAAAGTCGTTAGCCCAGATAATAGAAAAGCCGGACTCTTTTAGTCCGACCGCCATAAGTCCGCCACCAGCGAATAACTCGGCTACTGTATAGCCGTTCTGTGGTAGCGTAGGGGTTACGTTATAGTTCATATAAGCCCTCTCTTCTATGTTGTTGTCGTTATATCCGTAACTCGGATGTAATTGGCATGATAGCTTTTGAAGTGGTGCAGCGGTGATTGTTAAGGCTGGTTCGTTCCAATCTTTTCGACGTAGACCGTTGGTATTGCCACCTGATGGGACTTTACCGTTCCAGTAGATGGACTGGTCTTCGTGTGATAGGTTCGTCCAGTTGCCACCTGGTGGGATTTTAAGGGCGAATGGACGTTCATCTTTTCGGATTCTGTGACCGTAATGATTATGTACTATTTGATCACCTTCTTCTTGAAACAA